AAAGCGATGGGCATTTCAGGCCCGCCGCAACCCGCCAACTAGGATCAAGCTGCATGAGCGAGATGATCGGCCGCTTGCGCGTGGCGCTGGGGCTGGAGACGGCTGCGTTCGAACGCGGGGCGAAGCGCGCCGCAGCCGAAGTCGACACCTTCGGTAGCAAGGCGGAGAAAGCCGGCTTCAAGGTCGGCTCGATGGCCAAGGCTGTTGCCGTTGGCGGCGCGGCACTGGCCGGGTCTGCGATCGTTGCCCAGATCAAGGACATGGTGACGGCGGGGCTGGAATATGCCTCGGCCTTGGGTGAGCAGGCTTCGCAACTTGGTGTCACGACCAAGGCGATGCAGGAATACCGCTACGTCGCCTCGCAGACCGGCGTGTCCAACGAAGAAATGGACGCGGCGCTGGCCAAGCTGACGCGGACCGTGGGTGATGCCGCGAACGGCAGCAAGAAGGCGCAAGGCGCGTTCGATGCGCTGGGCATTTCGGTGCGCGATGCCAATGGCAACGTGAAGGACGCGGGCGATCTTATCCCTGAGATCGCGGCAGCGCTTGAGAAAATCCCATCGCCTGCAGAGCGCGCCAGCTACCTTGTCGACCTGTTCGGCAAGTCTGGCCAGAAGCTCGCGCCGTTGATGGCCGAGGGCGCAGGTGGCGTGCAGAAGTTGCGCGACGAAGCGGCCAAGCTTGGCGTTGTGCTTTCCGACGAGCAGATCCAGAAGGCCGACGCCACGGCGGACAAGATCGCGGAGCTCAACCAGCAATTCAACGCGCGGATCGCGGGCGTGGTGGCTGACAATGCCGATGCCATCCTCGAACTGGTGAACGCGCTTTCGGCCCTTGCCGACAAGATGCTGCGCCTGATCAACATGGGCGCGGCGTTCGCCAAGTCACCTGCAGGCAAGTTGCTCGGCAACCTTGGCGAGGCGGCAAGCTACCTCAATCCGGTGACGCAGGGCATAAAGCTGCTCGATACCGTCGATCGGGCGATGAACAGTAAGGGCGGCGCGGCACCGGTTGCGCCCAAAGCCAGCGTAAGCCCTGCATGGGGGAAGACGACCACGGCGCCGCTATTGCAGTCGGGTTCCGTCTACACTGGCCTGCGCACCAACTTTGCGGGCGGTTCGGCGTTGATGCCGGGCGCTGCCAGCACTTTTGCCGGGATGCAGCCGGGCAACGCGGCGGGCTTGTTCGCAGGGGCAACCGATGGGGCCGATGCACAACAGAAGGTCCTGCAGGAGCTTTCGCAGGAAGTCGAAGAAACCAGCGACACGATCAAGGTCTCTGCCGACGAGATCGAAACGGCAAACGAGCGGGTGCAGCGGTCGTTCGAGGAAATGGCAAACAACAGCCTCAACGCGCTGCAAAGCCTGGTGAGCGCAGTGCAGAGCGGCGATGTGGTTGGTATCCTGCAAAGCGTTTTGGGGCTTGGTCAGCAGCTGGGCGTGTTCAGTGGCGGGGGCGGGTTCGGCAGCGCTTCAAGTATCAACGCCGATGCCCTTTCCAGCCTTCGCGGATCGAGCCTTGCCAGCCTTCCTGCCTATGCCAGCGGTACAAGCTTTCACCCAGGCGGGCTTGCCATGGTGGGCGAACGCGGGCCGGAGATCGTCAACCTTCCGCGTGGTTCGCAGGTCTACCCCAATGGCTACGGCCCTGGCGGCAATACCTATTACCTGCAGGGCAACCTGCTGACGCCGGAGTTCTGGCAGCGCATCACCTCGCAGGATGTGCAGGCGGCGCAGGCCGGGGGCGAACTTGGCTATCGCAAGGTTCTGACCAAGGGTCGCAGGAGGCTCGCATAATGATCGAGCTTCCCGCAGAATTCGCGCCGCGCGAAGCCGCGCCGCAGTTGCTGGACTTCGGTATGCTGCTGCGTCCGGCATCGGGTGCGCCCGCGCTGAGGGTCAACCGCACCGGGAGCCGGTTCGCGCTGCAGGTGGCGTTTCCGCCGATGCAGCCGGACAAGGCACGGCGCTTCGTGGCGCTGATGCAGGTGGCCAAGCGTGAAGGCCTGCGCATGCCGTTCCCGTTGATGGGCATGAAGCAGGGCGGCGGCGCGGCCACTGTCGACGGCTCGGGCGCGGCGGGCACGTCATTGCCGCTGAAGGACATGACGCCGGGCTACATGGTCCGGCAGGGCATGTGGCTATCGGTGGAAGATGCAGACGGGACGCGCTGCCTGCATGCCGTTGCCGAGGCGGCGCGGGTAGCCAGCGACGGCACCGTGACATTGACCATCGAGCCGCCTTTGCGGGTGGCGCTGGTTGACGACGATGCCGTGAACGTTAGCGCGCCGACGATCGAAGGCTGGATCACCAGCGATGTGGCGTGGTCGCTTCCTGTGAACCGCATCGTATCGGGGCTGGGCTTCACTCTTGAGGAAGCTGCGTGATGCAATCCGTCGCGCTCACCGGCCTGCTCAAGATCGAACTGCCATCTGCAACAATCCGCCTGTCTGACGGCGGGCTGATCAAGTGGGGGGCGGAGACCTTCACTGCAAAGGACACGCTGTTCGGCACGATCGCCAGCTTCAGCGAAGTGAACGAAGGCGTGGGCGAGGAAGTGCCCGCGTTTGAACTGACCTTTGCGCCGCCGGAAAGCTCGCTGGCTGATGACCTGGCGTCGCCGGGTTACCAGACCTCGCAAGTGACGGTGTGGATTGCCGAATACAATCCTGCGACCGGTTCTGTCGTGGGCACGCCGACGGTGATGTTTCTTGGCCAGCTCGACCAGATCGAGCTTGGCGTTTCGCGTGACAGCCGGGACTTGGGCGCGACGGTGGTTTCCTTTGCCGAGCGCCTGTTCAGCCGCAACGAAGGCAACAGCCTGTCGGAAGCATTCCACAAGTCGGTCTGGCCGGGCGAGACGGGAATGGACGCTGCCAACGGGCTTTCGATCACCGTCAGCTGGGGCGCGGAGAGTTCCGGGCAGGGCTATATTTCGACGTCGGGTCCGGCGTGGCGGCGCCAATGGGTGGATATGTGATGGTGCCTGACCTGATCCGCAGGCAGCAGGCCACGCAGGCCACGCTGAACAAGTATCGCGCCAAGCCGTTCGACTGGAAGAAGGCGGTAACCTGCGTTCACATGGCGCGGTTCCACCTGCGCAAGATGGGCCACAAGGTTCCCGAATTGCCGCGCATCCGGGGCGTGATCGGCGCAACCCGCGCGCTGCGGGAACGGGGCTGGGCCAACGTTTCGGACATGCTCGACGCGCAAGTTTCGCTTGAGCGCATCGCCCCGGCATTCATGCGCATTGGCGATCTGGCCGTGCTGCCGGGTGACGAAGTGATGGACAGCATCGTGATCAACGCAGGCACCGGCAAGTTGCTGGGCTGGCACCAAGATTGGGCCGGGGGGATGATCGAGATGGAAGCCTCGCTCGATGATCTTCTGGGCGCTTGGAGGGCCTGATGGCGAAGGTTCTGCGCGTCGTGGCCAAGATTGCCGGGGTGGTTGCCGTGGTGGCGACTGTGCTGGGCAATCCGCTGGTTGCGGCGATTGCGACGGCAGTGGCGACGGTGGCGACGATCGGCGCGCAGTTGCTGGCCAAGCCGCCACCGGTTCGCGGATCTCCGACGCAAGTGCTGGTCGATACCGAGCCACCCAGACCTTACGTGATGGGCGAAGGGCTGATCGGTGGCGTCGTGCGCTATGACCGCGCCTATGGCTATGAAGACGACGTGCCCAACCCGTTCCGCTGGATCGTCATGGTCTATTCGGGCGTCACGGCGGCAAGCATCGCGGCCTATACCGACTTCGAGCCGGTGAGCTCATGGTATTCGGGCTATCTCGATCAGTACACGCAGGTAGGCGCATGCCCTGAAGCATCGGCGCTGATGCCGGTGGCGTGGCCGGGTGCGCCGGACTGGACGACTGCCAGCAAGCTTTCGGGCTGCGCGGCGATCGGGTGGAACCTGCACTTCGACAAGAAGGGCAAGCGCTTTGCCTCGGGCCTCCCGCAACTGCAGGCATATGGCCAGTGGTCAAAGGTCTATGATCCGCGTCTCGACAGCACGCGCGCTGGCGGATCGGGCACGCACCGGGTTGACGACGAGGACACCTGGGCATGGAGCGAGAACCCCGCGCTGCATGCCGGAACCTATGCCTATGGCCGCTATCAGAACGGCGTGAAGGTGATGGGCATCGGCATGCCCGACGCTGGCGTGGACTGGACCGCAGTGGCGGCATGGGCGAACGATTGCGAGGCCAACGACTGGACCATCTTCGGGCGCATCTTCGAACCGGCTGACCGCTGGGCGAACCTGAAAGAGATTTGCACGGCAGGCGGCGGCAAGCCGGTTTTTTCGGGCGGCAAGATCAGCTTCGACTGGAACCGCCCGCGCGTGACGCTGGGCACGATCACCGAGGCAGACCTTGGCGAAGGCCGCTATTCGAAGGTTGCGGGCCGGGGCTATACCGACCGCTACAACGCGATCATCCCGAAATACACCGACCCTGACAGCAACTGGCAACAGATGAGCGCAGGCGAAGTGAAGGTCGCCGCCTATGTCACTGCCGACGGTGAAAAGCGGCTGCAGGAATACCCGTTCAATCTGGTGAAGAACGTCGACCAGGCGGCGCAGCTTGCCCGCTATGTCATCGAGGACAGCCGCGAACAGCAGCCGATCGTGCTGCCCTTGCTGCCGCAGTGGCGCAATGCGCGGCCCGGAGAAGCCTATGCGCTGGATATTCCGAGCCTTGGTTTCAACGGCGAAACGGCGGTGGTGATTGACCGGCAGGTGAACCCGCAGACCTTCGAGGTAACCCTGACCTTCCGGCAGGAGAACGACGACAAGCACGCGGCGGCGCTGGCCACGGTGGGCGTCCCGCCAACGGCCATCGGCACGGTGCAGACCGGGCAGGACCGTGATGAAACGGCCTGGACAATTGGCGGACTGCCGAGCGATGACCTGATCTACGACGGCGGCACGGCGACGACATGACGACGACGATCAATATCCGCATCGCGCCGCGTGCCGACACCGCGGCGAACTTCACGGCGGCCAATCCGGTGCTCGCGCTGCGCGAGTTCGCCCGTGAAACCGACACCGGCAAGTTCAAGTTCGGCGATGGCAGCACGGCATGGAACAGCCTGCCCTACTGGACCGGCGGCGGCTATAGCCAGGCCGAGATCGAGGAGTTCGCCCGCGATGCGCTGGGGGCGGCGCTGGTAACAGGGGCAGGCATCACGATCACGCCGAGCGATGGCGGCGACACGATCACCATTGCCTGCTCGATCACGCAATATACCGACGAGATGGCGCGCGATGCCATCGCGGCGGCGCTGGTTGCGGGCATGGGGGCAAGTCTGACCGTCAACGACGGGGCCGATACGATCACCGTGGCAGCTGCGGGCGGGGCCAACCAGTACACCGACGCGGCGGGCGAATATCACCTGAACGCGACCAACGCGGCCAACCTTTCGACAGCGGCGACGGTGGCCAACACGTTGACGCTCTACCCGCTGATTCCGCTGGCCAATGCCATGACGATATCGGCGCTGGCGCTCTACGTGACGACGGGCGTTGCTGCGACGGGCGCGCGGCTCGGGAT